CCAACAAAGAGCAACCTAGTTCTGGACCAAGTACAGCTTACGCCACATACAGTAGCAGCTACGACTGTATTTAGCCGTCGCTTTGTTGCTCAAACATCCTTTGATGTGGAGCGCATGGTACGAAATGACCTAGCGGCTATTATTGCGCGTGCGCTCGATAAGGCAGGTCTTGCAGGCGACAGTTCAGCCGATGCTAACCAACCGGACGGTGTACTTGGCAATGCTGCAAACACAGCATCTGGAGCGTGGGATTATGACGCTGCGGTTGCACTAGAGACCCTGATTGCATCCGATAATGCCGATGCTGCAAACATGAGCTACATCATGAGTCCAGTAAACCGCGGAAGTCTAAAGACAATCGCAGCTATCGGTACAGATGGACCAGCAGCTTATATGTCACAGTCGAACAAGCCGCTTAACGGCTATGGCGTGGCTATAACTACACAGTTACCAGATGATAAGGTCATCTTCGGTAACTGGTCGAGTCTTATCATGGGGCTGTGGAGCGGCTTGGATATTATTGTCAATCCGTATACATTTGCTTCTAGCGGTGGGATTGAGGTCAACGCATTACAGGATGCTGATTTTGCTATCAAGCATGACGAATCCTTCGCCGTTCACACAGTAGTATAACGAATGGGCCGACACAGTATCGCACTGTGTCGGCCTACCTTACTATGAAGATACCAAGAGCTAACACAAAAAGGTTACTGTCTGCACCGGCCGCGCCTGCTAGCGTAGACCTATCTGGCTATTTCGACCTAGCAGCCGACAACACCGCTACAGGCGCGAATGAGTTTACGCAAGCTCTAGCAACGTCCGACATAGACACGAACGGCGACATCGAAGCAACCGGTGCAATCCGCGGTGACAAGATAAGCGGCTATACAGAGGCATACACCAGAAACTGGACAAATGTAGAGCATTTTAGGACTTCCTTTTCTGGTACTCCAGCAGGCTGGACCGCGCGCGACAGTAATGCCTCAAAAAGTAACCGCGGTACAAATTGGCAGTTACTTACTCACGCGGGCGGGCCTAACTATTCGTATGATAGACCGGCTAATACTGGCATACCATCGGCGCCGAACTATAACTTTGCTTACACTATCCGCGACGGAGCATACACCGCAAACTTAAATCACCGGTTCATATGGAGCGCGTCGGTTGCGGGCTTGCCGTCAGCACTCGACAATGTGTGTTTGCACATGCAATGGAACGCGTCCGGTCAATTCTGGCAGGCACGCGGAGAACAAAATGTCGCTGGCACGTTGACGGTGGGAGCATGGAAACAACTAGATAATCTCATGCCAGATAAGTATTACGGGCGGATCGTACTTACACCTGCGGGTGTGTACCGTGTGTACTTTGGCGGGAGCGCTAACAGTGAGTCGCAGTTTCTACTGTGGAGCGTCAATAACGGTGTATCCACGATTCTTGACAGCCCGAACAATGGACGATGGGGCATAACACAAAACCGCGGAGCGGGTATTTTCTGCTACACTTATGTAGATGCTGTGGGGGTAACCGATGAGTTATAGTCACAAGATAGAAAAGCTAACAGTGACTGAAAAATCTATGTCAACGGAGCAAGTGAAAACTTTCTTGCGCGTTGACTATACAGATACAGATGACGAAATAGACCTTATATACAGCGCGGCGGCTGATTTTATCGGCAACCTAACAAACACTCTTATAGATAAGGGTACGTACCGTCTATCTACAACGGTACGCGGTGACAAGTTGCTTACCATGGCCGATCCGATTGATTCTGTACAGTCTGTAACCACACGCGCTCATACGTTCGGATCGGACACCGTAACAGTGCAGCCTACCGATTACGAGATTAGGCCGGACATCTTACGGTTTCGCAACTGGCAAGACGCGCGCGTGACTGTCGAACTGACCGGCGGCTATGGCTTGGATGCACGCGCGGAGCTAAAACAGGCTGTACTGTTGGTCTGTACTCATTTGTACCAGAACCGTAGCGCGGTCGATACCGGTGTAACAGCACTGCCTTACGCTTTAAAAATGGGCGTTCAGCAGCTAGTTACAAGCATAAAGAGGTAAATAGACCTTGAAAGTATCAGAACTCAATGAGCGTATCATAATTCAGTCACAGACAGATACCATAACGCCAAGCGGCGAACGTGCCAAAGTATGGGGTACGCAATCGGCTATATGGGCGCGCGTGCGTGAACAATCAGAAACAGAATCTGTATCGGGCGGCACCGGCAACGAACTAGTACAGTCCATAACAGAATTTACAATACGCGCTAGACGCGATATAAGCACAGAGAATAGGTTGCTGTACCGCGGACGTGCTTATGATGTGGTAGAATTTCTGCAACTGCACGGTAGCCGTGAATGGTCCAAAATCAAGGCTGTAAAGCGAGACAAACAGAGTGAGTAGAGCGAGCAAATCAAGTCTAGAATGGTTTGGAGCGGATGTTCAAAAAGCACTAAAAGCACACGCTCCAGCGGCTATATATTCAGCACTGGAGCATATAGAAGATGCTGCGAAAGCTAACGCACCGGTCGATACTGGAGAACTAAAGAATAGCTCATTCCGTAACAGTCGCGGCCATTCTAACTATCGCCGCGCTAAGGCTGGACTGCGCGAGCCCAAACCGGACAAGATGTCCGGTTATGTTGGTTTCAGTGCTGGATATGCGCGGCTTGTGGAGTACGGCACTGTAAAGGTTAATTCTAAGCCTTTTTTTCGCCGTGCTGTTGACGGCAAAAAGTATTCTGTACTAAAAAGTTTTGCGGAAAAATTTAGGGAGTTGGCCGGTGAATGAAAATGTCAGCAACGCCATATACAGTCAGTTAAGCACTGCGCCGATTGTGCTATCAGACACATTACCAGTATATCCAAACTACGCGCCGCAAGCAGTGCAGGAATTCGTAGTGTATCAAATAATCAGCATTAACCAGATGCCGACAACCGAAAGAATGAGCGAAGTTAGAGTACAGGTAAGCGTTACATCGGTACTGTACAATCGTGTGACAGAGATTGTAGATTCGCTGAAACGGCATCTAAGAAAAAGCGGTCTATCTGGCAAACAGACTGGCGTAGTGCTGCGCTATAGCAGTACAGAAAATGAGGCTTACGAATACGAAAATAGCAGCGAGTTATCGCGCGGTTATTTCGACATTAACTATATCGCCAGTTTATAAACTGGTACTGGAGAAACAGAAACAATGGCAACAATTATAGAAGCCGACCTTGGTGTATCAAATGCCCGGTTGTGGCTCAATCCAGCGCGTGAAAGCGGCCTACCTGCGCCGTCAGTGGTCAATGCTGGTGACGATTTCCCGTCAGGCTGGGTATACGTAGGAGCGAGCGAAGGAAACGTCAGCCTTACTTACTCAGAGACCTATACAGACGTCAAAATCTCAGAAGCAAAAGGTAAGGTTCGGCGATTTGTCAGTGGTTGGGAAGGTACCGTGAAAGCTAATATTATCAGCACAGGTCCGGCTGCGGTCGCACTGTTGATGGGCGATTCGGATACTTCTAATGTGTCCGGTACTTCGACAGGGACAGAGGTAAAAATAGGCGAAGAAAATCTGAAAAAAGAGTACTCTTTAGCTGTTGATACGTACCGTATCGGTTCGGACGGAGAACCTACACCTATCCGCTGGTTGTTCCCGCTTGTGACCGTAACATTGAGCGGTGACGTGGAGTACGGGTTAGAGACCGTAACGTCATTGCCTGTAACCTTCGATTGCATGGAAGTGATTAATCCAGGTGCAGGCATTCCGAAACGGTTCATGTACCAGCACGTTACCGATACTGGCGGTGGCGTATAATGGCCGACCTACAAGTCGAAATTGCAGGTAAGGCATATACTCTCACGGAGCCTAATCTGAAACAGTCCCGCGCGTGGCGGGCGGCTGTTGCTGCGCAGGTAGGCGACTTATCAGTAATAGGCCGCGTACTATCACAAGAAATTAATGACGGTTTGGGCATCGCCGACATTGCTAGTACTTTGTCAGTCGATGGTGATATTGAGCGGCTTGTAAGCACAGCGTTCAACAGTCCCGATGTAGTTCTGGACATTGTGTGTTCATTTAATCCAGCACTGGAAAATGATAAGGCTGTGTTGGCAGACAATGCAAAAATGAGCGAGTTACTATCTGCGCTAGTCTCGCAAGTGAGTCTAGTATATCCTTTTGGGATAGCGGTAAATCAAGTGATAAAGATGTCGAATGGTTAAATAATCCAGTAGACATAGACGAACTAGTACTGTCACAGTACGGTACTAGTTCGCTCGATTTGCCGTATACCGATAAAGTGCTGCTAGCGCGTTCTTACGTATCAAGACAGAAATTTCTAGCACGTGCTTATGCTGTGGCTCACTTCAACGCCCGGGCCGAAGCCAGCGGGTACAAACCGCGCAAGTTAAGTACAGACCAACTAATGAGTAAGGCTGGATAATGAGACTCGCAAACCTAATATTGAAAGCCGTGGTTGATGACAAAGGTGTCGCGCCCGGTCTAGCAAAATCCAAAGGTAAGATTACAGACTTTGCCAACACAGCCAACGCTAAACTGTCCAGCGTAGGCGCCGGTATGCTCAAGGCAGGCGCGGCTGGTGCTGTTGCCGCGTTAGGTGCCGTTGCTGTGTCGGCAGGCAAGGTTTCATTACAGACTGACAAGTTAGAAAAACGTTTCGGCGACAGCCTGTCTGCCATGGACGAAAACGCGGATAGTCTAGCTATGACGGTACGGTCTATCTGGTCCGACAATTTCTTCAACTCAGTAGAAGAAGCCGGAGCGGCATTTGAGAAAGTCGCGCTACAGTCAGCGAAGATAGGCGCGGATGCTGCGATGGTGGAGAAGATAACGCGCGGCTCAAAAACTATTGCCGATGCATTTGACAAGGATTTTTCCAAGGTGTCCGAAAGCATCGTATCTTTGATGGATGATGCGGGCTATAGTGCAGATGAGGCATTTGATACTGTAGCGGAAGGGCTTAAGCGCGGCTTAGGTGCGGGTGACGACTTCTTAGATACAATAGCAGAATACGCTCCAGTATTTGGTCAGGCTGAAATCGGCGCAAAACAGTTAGTGACATTCTTAGAATCTGGCATGGCCGGTGGCGTGTTGGGTACCGACAAGGTAGCCGACAGCCTTAAAGAGTTCTCCAACACAGTGCAAACCATTCAGTCCGGGGATGGTATGGACAAAAAGCGTGACGTACTTGCAGAATTATTTGGCGGCATAACGAACTCTAAACTTGAAAAACAGATAAGAAAACAGACTTCACAAGTCCAGCAGTTGGCCGACAAAATCAAATCGGTCAAAGAGTCTCAGTCGCGACTAAGTGCAGATACCAGTGAGATAGACTTAAGCAATGCCGCGGCTAAACTGTCGGCCATGGAAGATAAGCTACAGGGCTACACAAGCAAGTTGGCCGACAGCCGCGCAGAACTGGCAGAATGGCAGCAGCAACACAGCGGTACAGGCTCCGCTATGACAACAGACGGATTTTTAGACAGTCTGTCTACTGGCGCGCTAACATTGACCGAAGCGTTCGAAATGGCGTATAACGAACTCTCAAAAGTAGATTCTGAAACGGATAAATTTAGAATAGGTATGGAGTTGTTCGGTACACAGTACGAAGA